CCAGATGTGTCAATAGATATAGCAGCCAATTGTCCTGTTGTCAAGTCAACTTGTGCTGTACCTGTTGCTGTAACACCGCCTGCTCCTGTTGGCGCATCTATAGTTACAACAGGAACTCCAGTATAACCTGCACCTGGATTATTAATTGTTATACTTGCTACGCTTGAAAAATAATCTACAAGTGGTACAGCATTTGAATATGCTATAGGATAAAATCCGTCTGCTACAACACCTTCAGTACCAAAGTCACTAACTGAGTTTGATATCGATAGATAACCACCTTTGGTAGTTAAGAAACCTGTTGAACAGAAAACCGAGAAGCAGCTAACAATCTGTGTATAACCAAAGTTTGTAACATGGAAACCAATACCACCTTGAGAAATTTGTGTAAATGCGTCTGCAACGAAAGAAAACACTAGTGATGCAGGATCGTATTCGTCACCGTCAACAAGTAAACCACCACCTCCACCAGTTGGGTTAATTTGTTTTTCTACTGGTAAACTTGGATTGTCTATTAGTGTTAAAGGTCTTGCACCTGGTTCAATACCTTCGATTTGTACAGTTTCAAAAGGAATAAATTCTGTGCCATCGTTCAACCAAGGACCGTTCATGTTAGTACAGTTTTGTACATATGGTGATGTTGTTACAAGTGCGCCTGGACGTATTCTTGCACACCAACCTGGATAACGTAATCCTCTAAATGTAAGTTGAAATAGGTAACAACCATTGCCCATAAAGAACAAATCATCTGTAGGATTCTTTGGAAAGATTCTTGTGTTACGTAATTCACCTTGTCCTGATATTGTGACAAAGTCTCTCAATGTCATAGGATTGTCTTCAATGTAATCACCAGGTGCAACAATAATAGTTGATCCTTCTGGTGCTACTTCTACTGCTTTTTTAATTGAAGCGAATGCGCCGTTGGCATCTTGTGACAAACCGTTGTTTAAGTCAGATCCGTTTTTCTGTACATAATAGGTGTTGCCTACCTGAGGACCGGATGCTTGTCCGGTAACTCTCAAATCTCCGCTAATGTTAACACTTTTACCTGCTGCCAGATTTATTTCAACATTACCGTCGGCAGTAAGTATAAGAGAATTATCTCCTATCTTCCTTTCGTGTATCGACTGTCGCTTCATAAATTTCATGTTTTATACTTCCAAATAACTTATTGTGGCGGTAAGGTTTGTTGGACTTTGTCCTACCAATACTACTTTATCACTTTCTTCTAAAATCAATCTTTCTACATTAAATGTAAATGTTTCAGATGCTGATACGGGTAAATTATTTAGACACAGATTTCCATCTCCTTTAACTTGTCCGTTTGGTATAACAAACATGTCAAAAGTTGTGTCATTTGTTCCTGTACCATCGTCTGTACCTGTGTTACAGACCAATAGAGTAGTAATGGCATATTTTTTGCTTGCCGGCACTGTAAGTATGGTTGTATCTGTTGTCAGCACTTGTGCGTTTGCTATTGCCATTTTCTCTTCCTCAAAATATTATACTATAAAGTAATGCTTTGTTTCTGCTTATAATCTCATCTTGTGTTTCTGCGCTATTCTTAAAAAATAAACCAGTACCGCCATCTGCTTCTGGTTTAGCATAAAGATATACACCGTCTGCAGGAATACCTAAACTAGTATCATCCTGTTCAGTTAAGTTAAAGAAATCATTAGACTGAACAACTCCATCACCAGTACCTTGTAATTTTACAAAGCCGTCTGTGTCATTTGATGTAATTGTATCGTCTAGGAAACGTAAATTATCAACTTCTAATCTGTTTTCATAAAATGTTGCAATACTTGCATCATTTACTACAACTCTTACTCTGTTTTCTAAATCTCCAGCTTCTACATCTTCTGCGGTAACAAATGTTGGCGTAATTGCTGCTGTTGATGCACTTATTGTATCCGCAAAGTTGTAAAGGTTCCAACTATTAACATAGTCTATCAACCCTCTTACATTTACAAGAGTGTCATCATCATAAGATGTTGGATTTACTCTAAGTCTATCAGGACGTGATGGATCTTCTGGTATATCTGCTCCGTCTCCTGCATAGTCCCAAATTTTAGCTTCATAGTCGGTTGTACCTGTAACTTTTACAAGTCCGTCTCCTGTTCCTACAAGATATAAATCATCACCGCCGGTAAGTATACCGCCGGCGTACATACTAAAAAGTGCTAAGTCTGCTGGTATTGCAGTTTGGTCTTGAATTACAAATGCACCAGTAACACTAGCACCTTCTCGTATTGAATTTTTAGATTCGTCAAAAAATAGGCGAGCATCATTACGTGTACCTCTATCAATAATCATGCCAGCAGTGGTTAAGCTGACACCTGCACCGGTTTCACCTTTGTTAATGGTAAAGGTATTGTCATATATTAACAGATCTTCTTGTTCTATGCTTGTACTAGAACCTGCTGTTAAACTACCACCGATAGCTACATCGCCGTTGATGTTCACTTGACCTTCTAAACCAGTGAAAAGGTTAAGTGTACCTCCGTCGTTGATTTCTAGAGTATACTCGTCTACACCTATCTTATTGACTTGAATTGCCATTTACTGCTCCAGATTATGATTGACCTGGTAGAGCGACACTCAAGTTTGCATTAGGATGGCCTGAAATTTCTCTTCCACTTGCATCATAACCTATGTTATAGATAGCATTTACTTCTGTGCCACCAGCTTCTAATTGCACACTTCTGTTACGTAGTTTTGTAACTTGGTATGTTGTTGAATCACTACCAACTGCATCGATTGTAAATTCGCCTGCTACTAGTGCTTCACCGCCGCCAGTGCCTGCTTTGTTGACAAGTGTTAACACTTCGTCATTTGAATCTGTTCTTGGTAGGAATGTGCCTGTTGCGTTTGAATCTAAACGCACGACATATTTTCCGTTGCCTGCTTGTCTTACAATATGTGCTGCTGTTGTTGCTTCTGCACCACCTGTAAAAAAGTGGCGTGTTACTGCGATACGACCTGATCCGTATCCGATCTTATCTTTGTTGATTGGACGTCCCATTGTTTTCTCCTTATATGTTACGTTCTAGGTAATACGCGGTGGGTGCCGCATAATTCTTGTAATAGTATTTATCCTTTTTGAAAAAATGGGTTATTATCAGCTTTGCAGATTAAGTTTTTCTGCATACCTTCTGCCATTTTTTTCAACGTGATCATATATTACTCTGTCTCCAATTTTTAATTTATGCTCGTGCTTCTTAAACAGTATGTCTCTTCTTGTAGCACCAAAGTTATCGGGACGAATATGACCGTAAATACCAGTAAATTTGTATACTTGACCTTGTTCTTCCATAGTTTATCTCCTTACTATATTTACTCAAAAAAATAGGCCCCGTAGGGCCTATTTAGAATTAAAAACTAATAATAATATTAGCTGAAGCTTAGGTTACCGCTTGTTACTTCGACTGTTTCTAAGTAATCAGCTGCGTTACCAAGCGATGATGCAGTGTTTGACAACTCAACATATCCGTAACGTGTCATAAAGCTGACAGTTGGTTCGAATGATGTTGGGTCAAGCACAACGCCGCTGCTCATTAACGGAATGTATGGGCAGTAGAACGCTGCTGCGTCTGATTCGCTTGAACCTTTGTAACCAACAAGTACATCGTCGTCTGCTGCATATGTGTTTACATATACTTTCATTGCGCCGTTTAGTGTACCAACCATTTTGGTGTTTGTTGGTGCTTCGAAAGAACCTTCAGTTGTTCTTGCAAAAGCTGAAGTTGTTGCTGACTGTAGAACAGTTAACATTGCTGGAGAAACAACAGCCCAGTTACCTGCGCCTCTACGTGTTCTCTGTGCAATTCTGTTTGCTGCTCTGTTAACAAGTACTGCTAATGCAGCATGTTCGTCACCAACAAAAGTAGCTGTACCTGATACTGCTGCTTGATCGTAAGTATCAGTACCTGTACCTGCTAGTGTTTTTAGAGATGCTAGGACCTCTTGGTCGATTTCAGCAGTAATTTCTTGTGCTAATGCAGCCATAATTTCTGCTTCTACGTCGATACCGTGTTGTGACTGAGCATCCTGTGCTGCCTCGAATGTCCAACGTGCTGATAGCTTACGTGTTTTAGCTTCAACAGTTTGCTTCAAGATCTGGATGCTTAGTTGGTTACCACCAGTACCTTCAAGTGCAGCAGTTGCGTCTGCTTTACCTGATGTTGCATTACCTGAATATGCTTCAGCAATTTTGAATGGGCTTAATGCTTCTTCACCTGCTACTGCACCGCTGGCACCTGTGCCAACTGTATCAGAGTAACGTACTCTTAGTGTGTGAATCTGGCCAACTGGTCCAGTCATTGGTTGTACACCAACTAGTTCATTTGCAATCACTGTTGGCATAACACGTCTGATCACTGGTAGGATCACACGGTTTAATGTTGCGATGTTACCTGCAGAAGTAGCACCTGCTGTAGCGGTCTCTGCCAAATACTTTCTAGTATTTTCTAGAGTTGTTGCCATTACTGCTTTCTTTGTGCCACCTAGGCCTTCAAGAAGTGCTGCTTTGGTATCATTCCAACGGCTTTCTAATAGTTCTGACATTGGTTTCTCCTTAACTCAATCCAGCAAGGCGCTTAATATCTACGACATTATTGTCGTCGCCTGCTTGTTTAACGTCATTGTTTTCTCTGTTGCCTGTAATTTCTTTTGCCTCTGATAATACCGCCTTCTGCTTTGCTGGACCTTTACCATCGATAACCGCTGGTAGATACTTGTCAAACGCTGCTTGCAGCTTCGATGTTTGAACTGATTCCAGTAAGTCTGTCATAATGCTTTGCTGATCTTTGCTTAATGGCGCGATCAACTTGCTTACTTTTTCATTGCGAGCGATTGACTCGTTGATCGACTTGACCTCGTTTGCCTTTGCTTCCGCAAGTTTAATTGCTTTAGCCGCTGCTTGTTTTGCTTCTGATAGTTGCTTGTCTTTTGCATCAACTACTTTTAGCATTTTAGCAGTTTCACTCTTTTCATTTAGATAAGAATGTTGATATTCGTTAGCAAATGCTTCGAATAACTTACGACCAAAATCATTTTTACGTGCTGCTTCAATATCTTCTTTCAGTGCTGAAATTTCTTTTGTAAGTCCTTTTGACACTGTTTCTGATACTAGGGCAGCAGATTTTGTGATGAAGTCTTTTTTGACTCTATCAACGTGTGCTTTGCCTTCACGTACTAAGCGTACTTTTGTTTCAGCTAAGTCTTTTTTATCTTCGTAAAACTCTGCAAGTTCTTTTGCTAAAGATTCTACTACAAACTCTTCTAGAGCAACAAACTTATCAGCCATTGCTTTTTGATCGCTATGTAGTTCTTTTACTTCTTTAGCCAGTTGTTCGCTTACAAAACTTTTAAGAAGGTTAGCATTTTGACGTTGCGCAACAGCAAATTTAGCTTTCGCTTCTGCTAGTTGCTTACGATCGTCCTGGAATTCTGCGATTTCCTCTGCTAAACGCTCAGTAACTAGACTATCAATAGCTTCCACCATTGTAGTTTTGTCATGCTCGTATTTTTTAGCAAATTCTTCACGCAATTCAGCTGTAACCTGTAAACGGTTTTCCTTGATTTTTGCATTCCATGCTTCTTCAAGTTCTGTACGAACTTCCTCAGATAGTGCTTCATTTTCGAAGAGTGATTTTAATGCTTCCAACATATTATTCTCCTCGCTATCGGAGCTTGCTTATTATATCTAATAAGCTCTCTTTTAAGTATTTTTGTGCCTTTTTGTCGCCTTGTACTTCCCTTGATGTATGGAACGCCTTATATCCACCTCTGGTATTCATAAGATGTTCGTATATCGGTGTAGGATAAGCACCAGGTGCGCTCGGTTGAGCAACAACGTCAACGGTGATTATCTCAAAATCGCTTACTTCACCTGATCCATCTTCCATTACGTTTCCGGACCCTCTAGATGAGACGCCTAGTTTAACTCCGCTTTCAAGCATTGTTTTGACTAGTTGTCCCATCGGAGTTGGTAAAACTTTTAACTTGCCATAACCGTTTGGTCCATCCATCCACATTTCTGTAATCATATGGCTTACACGGTCTAAGTTAATATTAAGTCCTTCAGGATGATCTACTTCACCTAACACTGAGTAGCCACCACTAATTTGTTCGTTGAGTGTGGTGACAGCCCTGCCAATCTCGTTAACGGGATAAACACGCTGGTTTGCGTTGCGAACTCCGCCTTGGATACAAATACCTTTCATGAAAAGGTCTTTGCCTTCATTAGCAGACTCAACAACAATTTTAGCCTGGTCGAAACTCAAATGTTCGTTCAGTAGTTTCATACGTCAGTCCTCGTCTTAGCTGCCAATAGTTGATTTTTTATTGTCAGCATTCTCTGGCTTTGACTTCTTTTCAGCGCCGTGGCCAGGTTTTGCGCTCATTTTAGATGCGCCTGATCCGCCTGGAGTGTTTACATTCCCTGCGTTATCTTCTTTTGGGCTTGGTGCTGCTAAACCGCCTGCTGCTCCGCCTGTGTCTGCTTCGCCGCCTTTTGCGATATTTGCTGCTGTTCCGCCCATGTCATTTTTGCCAGCTACTGGTGATTTTGCGTTTGCGCCGTTGTCACCTTTCTTTGGCTCGTCTGACATTTTTGTTACGTATTCACGCATGATTTCTGTTTCTGACTTTGGCATTGTAGATTCTTCAACTTCTTCGTCTGTTGCTTCTTCTACTTCTTCATCAGTTGCTTCAAAGGCTTCCATTTCGTCGTCACCTTCTTCTGAATCCATGTCCATTGGCATGTCGTCAGCTGGCTCTTCGTCGCCTGGCTCTTCGTCGCCCATCATTGCTTCGAATTCTGCTTTTAATGCTTCTAATTCGTCTTCTAGGTCTGCAACACGGTCTTCTACGTCACCTTCGTCGTCCATGCCCATGTCGTCATCACCGCCCATGTCCATGTCGTCACCTGGCATTTCAACGTCACCCATCATATCGTCTGTTGGATCACCTTCTAATGCTGGCTCGTCAAACATTTCTTCAACTTCTTCGTCAGTACCTTCTTCAACTTCTTCATCAGCTGATTCATCTACTTCTTCATCAGTAGCTTCTTCAACTTCTTCGTCAGTTGCTTCGTCTAAATCTTCTTCAGACTCGTCTACTTCTTCGTCAGTAGCTTCGTCAACTGTTTCATCAGTTGTTTCTTCTACTTCTTCGTCTTCTAGTAGACCTTCATAAATTTCACGTGATTTTTCTACCACGATTTCGTGGAAAAGCTCTTCCGCACCTTCTTTGTCTTCGTTGACAAGGCGCTCAAGCATTTCTTCAAACTTGTTGCGATCAGTCATGTCATTCTCCTTTATTGTCAAGGCTGTCAATTATATTTACACTTTATTGGAAATATACGCTTAAAATGGGGTCAAAACTGCACATTTTACTGATTGTGCGGGATTTGAGTGAAGGTTTTTCTAAAAACTTCACTAGTAATATGTTCAAAATTACTTAATCCTTTGAGATAATCCGGAATAAAAAAATCTTCTTTTGGGATTACTCTAACGTATTTAGTCTTTGGAAACATATTTGCACATAGCATAGTTTGTCTAGTCCAATTACCATAATACGTTGCTCTATCTACTGTGTTTTTATAGTTTTTACTACCAGCATATAGATTGTTTACTTTTTCATTTTGATCACCTAAACCCACATAATCAAACCCTAAAACATATATGGTTCTATATCCATGTTGGCTTGCTAACAGCATTGCAGTAGGCCCACTACTCCAACCTTTGTTAGGTTCCATTATCTTAATTCCTGCCGTTTTTTGCGTCAGTTTATTAGGATTACTCCATACATTATACTGCTCTTGATAACGCTTATCGGATATCTCAATGATCATCTTTGTGTCAACTGCAACCAAATGATCAGGCGCAAAATCTCTATACAGAGCATTGCATCCATATATTTTTCCATGTGATCTTAAAGGTTCTAAGGGTATGTGTTTACGGCTTATTCCGTTGCCTAACACAAAGGCTATGTTTTCCATTAGATTCCGCCAGCTGCTGCCTGTGCTGCTAATCCGTACATCTGTCTAATGAAGTTTAATTCTTTTTCGCTTTCAACCTTATGGTTGTCGCTTGCTTTACGTGCTTTGTTTATATCTTTAAGTGTTAATCTACTTTTACGATCATCATCAACTTTGATCACACTCTTATCGTCTTCTGCATCGTAGGTATGATCCTCAACAGGTTCCATTGTTTTGTCATCGAAGTAATATAGTTCACGTAGTATCATGTATGTATTTATATAGTTTGTGCCGGATTGTCAGCGCCACCGCCTCCAATTTCGTTTTCTGTATTTGTTTCAGGTGCTTCACCAGTTCCGCCATCTATAGCGCCTGCGCCTGCATCTAAATCAGTTTCTAATCCACCTGCGTCTCCGGCTAGGTCAGCACCGCTGAGTCCAGCCATACGCATCTCACCACCTAAGTCATCTGTAACTAGATCTGTGAGATTCTCATCATTCTCTTCTCTCCATAGACGTTCGTTGTCAGCAATCTCCTCTTCACTAAGTCCTAAGAAACGTTGCATAGCAAATCTATTTGAAATATAAGGAATAGCAGCCATTTGCGTAAATGTTCCAATTCTATTATTATCAAGTTCTGCTTGTCTGTATGCTGCAAAGTTTTGCGGCGGTGTAAGTTTTAAGTCAAACATGCTAAAGTCTATATTAGCACCTTTTGATCTCAAATACAATTTGAATTCTCTGTTAAAAACTTCTTCTACATTGGCTTGCAGACGTTGGCAATAATTGTTGAAGCGTAGTTCTTGTATATAGGCAGTACCCACACGTCCATCATTATACTGTGAAGCGCCGTCATCTGCTCCAGTTGGTAAGTACGAACTTGGGATACGTAAGCCGCGTACCAACTTATTAGTAAAGTATCTAAGGTCATCAATCTCTCCTAGGTTAGTACCGCCTGG